GAGTCCGGCGGACTGCGCGTCGAGGCGCTGCTCAAATCCTATCTCGAGCTTGAGCGCGCGCTGGCCCGCCGCGTCGCGGCGCCGGCCGAGGACGCGCCGGAGGAAGACCGCGCGCGCTGGCGCCGGATGCTCGGCGTGCCCGAGGCGCCGGAGGGCTACGAGATCAGGGCGCATGAGCTGTGCGGGCCGGATCCGGAGGTCAACAAGCGCCTGCACGAGGCCGGCTTCACCTGCCGCCAGGCGCAGCTTGTCTACGACCTCGCCGCCGAGCGCCTGCTGCCGCTGATCGCCGAGGCCGCGAGCGAGTTCGAGGCCGGCCGCCAGCGCGAGAAGCTCGCCGCCGAGTTCGGCGGGGAGGAGCGGTTCCGCCGCCTCGCGCCGCAGATCGCGGCCTGGGGCAAGGCGAACCTCTCGGAGCCCGTCTTCAACGCGCTGGCGACGACGGCCGAGGGCGTCGTGGCGATGCACCGCATGATGGCCGCGAAGGAACCGCCGCTGTCGCGCGACGGCGCCGCCGAGGCCGCGCCCGATGAGGCGGAGCTGCGGAAGATGATGCGCGACCCGCGCTACTGGCGCTCCCGCGAGCCGGAATTCGTCCAGCGCGTGACGGACGGGTTCCGGCGGCTGGTCGGCAGGACCTAGCGCCCCCTCCCTCCCCCGCCCTTCTTCTCCCTCCCCCGCACGCGGGGGAGGGCCGGGGTGGGGGTGCGGGGAACCAGCGCGCCATGATCCTCGAACCCCCACCCTGACCCTCCCCCGCAAGCGGGGGAGGGAACCGCTCCCGGCGCCTCCCGATCCCTCCCCCGGTCGAGGCGCCGGTCGCGGGGCGGATGGTGCGGGCACGGCGCGGCAATCCGCGCCGCACACGCATGCCCCCATCCGCCCCGCCCGAATCCGCGCGCAGCCAACCCGGCAGGGCCTGCGCGCGCCACGGCGCCCGCGCTGCCCGCCAGGCCAACAGCGCCGCCCGCCGCTTCCCCCAACCCGCATCCCAGGAGGCCTGCCCATGTCCGGCAGCACCCAGATCGACGCCGTCTTCACCAAACAGTTCCAGGCCGAGGTCCACGAGGCCTACCAGCGCCAGGGCTCCAAGCTGCGCAAGACGGTGCGCAGCAAGACCGGCGTGACCGGCTCGAGCACCTTCTTCCCCAAGGTCGGCAAGGGCGTCGCCGCGGCGAAGACCCGCCACGGCAGCGTGCCCGTGATGAACCTCGAGCACGCCCAGGTCGAATGCGTGCTGCAGGACTACTACGCCGGCGACTGGGTGGACCGCCTCGACGAGCTCAAGACCAACATGGATGAGCGCGAGGTCATCGCGAATGCCGGCGCCTACGCCCTCGGCCGCAAGACCGACGAGCTGATCATCGCGGCGCTGGATACCGGCACGCGCGAGGCGCTCGGCACCTCCACGGGCCTGACCGACGCCGACGGCCTGACGAAGCAGAAGGTGCTGCTCGCCTTCGAGATGACGGGTGCGGCGGACGTGCCCGACGATGGCCAGCGCTACGCCGTCGTCGGCTGGAAGCAGTGGAGCCAGCTGCTCGAGATCGAGGAATTCGCCAATGCCGACTATGTCGGCGCGGACGAGCTGCCCTGGCGCGGCACGCAGGCCAAGCGCTGGCTGGGTGCGCTGTGGATGCCGCATTCCGGCCTGACCAAGGCCGGCACGCTGCGCTACTGCTACTTCTACCACCGCACCGCGATCGGGCACGCGGCGGCGGCCGAGGTGCAGACCGACGTGACCTGGCACGGCGACCGCGCCGCGCATTTCGTCTCCAACATGATGAGCCAGGGCGCCGTGCTGGTGGACAACGCCGGCGTCGTGCGGATGCGCGCGAAGGAGTAGCGCGCGCTTCTCCCTCCCCCGCTTCGCGGGGGAGGGCTTTTCCGCTTGCGTGGAAGGCCCCCCATGTCCCTCACCGCCCTCGCGCTCTGCTCGCGCGCGCTGCTGCGCCTCGGCGCGCAGCCCATCGCCTCGCTCACCGAAGGCACCGCGGAAGCGGAGGTCGCGGCGAATCTCTACCCCGGCCTGCGCGATGCCGTGCTCTCGGCGCATCCCTGGTCCTTCGCGACCGGCCAGGCCGACCTGCCGCGCCTGCTCGCGACGCCGCATGCGGATTTCGCCCATGCCTTCCAGCTGCCCACCGATTTCCTCCGCGCGCTGTCCGCCGGCACCGCCGGGCGCGGCCGCGGCATCGCCTATCGCCTGCACGAGGACCGGCTGCACGCCGATGCGCAGGCCGTGACGCTCACCTACATCTTCCGCCCCGACGAGAGCGCCTTCCCGCCCTTCTTCGCCGCCGCCCTCGTCGCGCGACTCGCGGCCGAGTTCTGCCTGCCGCTGACCGAATCCGCTTCCCGCGCCGAGATCCTGTTCCGGCTTGCCGAGCAGGAGCTGCGCCAGGCGCGCCAGGTGGACAGCCAGCAGGACACGCCGCGCGCGATCGAGGGCTTTCCTCTGGTTGATGTGAGGGGCTGAGATGCCAGCCGCCACCCGTCGCCTGAAATCGAGCTTCGCCGCCGGCGAACTCGCGCCCGAGCTCTATGGCCGCAGCGACCTCCGCGCCTTCGAGAACGGCGCGCGCCGCCTGCGCAACGTGATCATCCAGCCCACGGGTGGCGTCGCGCGCCGCCCGGGCCTCGCCCATGTCGCGACGCTCGCCGGCCCTGCCCGCCTGATCCCCTTCGAGTTCAACACGGAGCAGACCTACCTGCTCGTGCTGACCGAGGGCCTGCTCCAGGTGTTCCGCGACGATCTGGAGGTGGCGCGCCTGCCCGGCCCCTGGAGCGGCTGGATGCTGCCGCAGATCGCCTACACCCAGAACGCCGACACGCTGCTGCTGTTCCATGGCGAGATGCCGCCGAAGCGCATCACGCGCACCAGCCACACCAGCTGGACGATGAGCGACTTCCTGTTCTCCCACCTGCCCTTCCACAATTTCCACGAGGGCGTCGGCCTCGCCGCCAGCGCCACCACCGGCAGCGTCACCGTCAGCGCCACGCATCCCGTCTTCACGCCGCACCATGTCGGCACGCGGATCCGCATCGAGACGAAGCGCCTGCTCGTCACAGGCTACACCAGCCCCTTCGCGGTGACCGCGACGGTGGAGGACGCGCTGACCACGACCGCGGTCACCGGCTACTGGGACGAGACGGCGTTCAGCGCGGTGCGCGGCTGGCCCACCTGCGCCTGCTTCCACCAGGCGCGGCTCGTGCTCGGTGGCTCGCGCGACCTGCCGAACCGGCTCTGGCTCTCACGCACCGGCGATCTCGGCGACTTCGATCCGGGCAGCGGCCTCGACGACGAGGCGATCGAGTTCGCGCTGATGTCGGACCAGGTGAACGCGATCCGCGCGGTGTTCTCCGGCCGCCATCTCCAGGTCTTCACCTCCGGCGCCGAATGGATGGTCAGCGGCGATCCGCTGACGCCCTCCTCCATCCAGCTGCGGCGGCAGACGCGCATCGGCAGCCTGGTGGACCGCATGGTGCCGCCGGTGGACGTGGATGGCGCGACGGTCTTCGTCGCGCGCAGCGGGCGCGCGGTGCATGAATTCGCCTATACCGATGTCGGCGATGCCTACCAGGCGAACGACCTCGGCCTGGTCGCGCGGCACCTCGTGCAGCAGCCGGTCTCGATGGCCTATGACCAGACGGCGCGGCTGCTGCACCTGGTGATGCAGGATGGCAGCCTCGGCACGCTCACGCTCTACCGCGCCGAGCAGGTGATCGCCTGGACACGGCAGGAGACGCAGGGCTTCTTCCGTGCCGTCGCCGAGACCGATGGCCGCGTCTTCGCCGTGGTGGAACGCTATGGCGCGTGGCGGCTCGAACGCTTCGACGCCGCGCTCGGCCTCGATGCCGCGCTGTCGGGCACGGCGGCGGCGCCGCAGGATGAATGGAGCGGGCTCGGGCATCTCGAAGGGCTCGCCGTCGGCGTGCTGGCCGACGGCGCGCCGCGCGGCGAGGCGGTGGTGGCGGGCGGGCGCATCGTGATCGCGCCGCCGGCCGGCGCCGTGCAGGCCGGCCTCGGCTTCAGCCATGTGATCGAGCCGCTGCCGCCGCAGCTCGGCCTCGGCCAGGGCACGGGGGCGGCGCCGGTGCGGCTGGTCTCGGCCACGTTCCGCCTGCTGGCGACGCCGGTGTTCAGCGTGGATCTCGGCCGCGGCCTGCGCGCCGTGCCGTTCCAGCGGCTGGACACCGCGCTGCTGGACGCGCCGCCCGCGCCCTTCACCGGCGACGTGACGCTGCGCGCGCTGGGCTGGCGGCGCGATGCGATGGCGCCGCTCTGGCGGGTGGAGGGCGATGCGCCGCTGCCGCTCAACCTGCTTTCCGTCACCACCGATCTGAGGATGAACGACTGATGGCCCAGCTCGCCCCGATCGCGACCCTGCTCGGCGCCGGCGCCACCGTGTTCACCACGGCGCGCCAGCAGCAGGTGCAGGCCGCCCAGGCCCGCCAGCAGGCCGAGACCGCCCGCGCGCAGAACGAGGCGCGCGGCCAGCAGCTCGCCGCGCAGCAGGCCGCCGACCAGCGCGCGCGGGCCGCGCGGCTCGCGGGCACCACCGCCGCGGCGCGCGCGCGGCTCGCCGCCGGCGGCGTCGCGCCGGATGATGGTTCGGCCGCCGCGCTGACCACCGGCCTGCAGCGCGATGCCGCGGCCGCGCAGGCCGATTCCGACGCGGTCTTCGCCGCGCGCCTCGCCGCCGGCCGGCGCAGCCTGCTGAACGACGACGGCTCGCTCGTGCCCTGGCTGCGCGCCGGCGCGAGCCTCGGAAACTCCTTCAGGAACCTGTTGGACTGAATCGCGCGCCGCGCCTTCCCAACGAGCATCGGAGCCCCCCATGTCCGAGCACATCCGCATCGGCGATGTCGCGCCGCGCGTGCAGTATGTCGGCGACGGAATCCGCACCGTCTTCGCCTATCCCTTCCCGATCTTCGCCGCCGAGGATCTCGAGATCCGCGTCGGCGCCGTGGTGCAGAACGGCGGCTACACGGTCGCCGGCGCCGGCCTCAGCGGCGGCGGCACGGCGACCCTCGCCACGCCGCCCGCTGCCGGCGCCACCGTCACGCTGCGGCGGCGCGTGCGCGTGCAGCGCAACACCGATTTCCAGGACAACGGCCTGCTGCGCGCGCGCACGCTGAACGACGAGCTCGATCGCCTGGTCGCCGTGCTCCAGGAACAGCGCGAGGAGATCGGCTCCGCGCTGCGGCAGGACCCGTCCGAGGTCGGCGGCCAGCTGCTGCTGCCGATCCGCGGCAGCCGCGCCAACCGCCTCCTCGGCTTCGACGCCAACGGCGATGCCGCCGTCTTCCCGCGCGAATCCGGCCTGCTCACCGCGCCCTATGCGGGCGCCGTGCCGCGCACGGCCGAGGACAAGCTGGGTGAGCGGCTCTCGGCGCGCGATTTCGGCGCGCTGGGCGATGGCGCGACGGATGATGGCCCGGCGCTTCAGGCCGCGATGAACGCCGCCGCCGCCGCCGGGAAGACGCTGCTGATCGGCGAGGGCAATTTTCGGACGACGCTGCCGCTGATCCTGCCGGGTGCCGCAGCGGGCCTCGTGATGCGCGGTGCCATCCTCTATGCCGGCCCCGCCGGTCAGGCCGCGCTGACCATCGGCGATGGCGGCGCCGCGCGGAACGCGCGCAAGATCCTCACCGGCCTGACCGTGCTGCGCGCCACGCAGTCGGACTGGTCGAGCGAGGCCGATATCGGGCTCGTCCTGCGCAACCTCGATGCGAGCCTGGTCGAGATCCGCGAGATCGCGGGCTTCACCATCGGCCTGCGCACCCTCGGCGACGGGCGCGGCTTCGAGGACACCACGCTGGTGCTTGGCCGCTTCGTCAACAACCGCATCGGGCTCGACATCCACACGCTCACGGCCGCCGCGTGGAACACCTCCATCCGCTACTATGGCGGGCATTTCGCGGTGGGCAGCACGCTGCATCCCACGCTCGACCGCTTCGGCATCCGCCTCTCCGCGGCACCGGGCGCCTATGTCGCGCACAACCGGCACCTGTTCGACGGGCCCAATTTCGAGCTGAACGTGGCCGACAAGCCCGCCATCGTCGGCATCCCCTTCCTCTGCGAGGTCAACAGCCGCGCCATCCTCGCGCGCGGGATGCGGATGGAGGGCTGCTCCCCCTTCGTCGCGCGCCACACCGCCGGCGCGCAGGACCATGTCTATGAGGTCGCCTGGGCCAGCCAGGCCTACCAGGTCGAGATCCAGCACACGCCCACCGCGACACGCCTCGGCGGCGTCGCGCGCGCGCTGCATCAGGCCGCGCCGCATGTGCTGGCCACGCGCGAGGTCGCGTCCGTGCCCTCGCTGCGCAGCGCCGCAATCCGCTGGAACGCGACGGAGACGGGCTTCGAGAAGCTCGCCGTGCTCTCCTCCAGCGTCTCGGGCTCGCCCGCCGTGCTGGCCGATTTCGCCTTTCCGGCGCTGGATCAGATGACGCTGACGAATCGCGGCGTGATGCTGGGCGGCGGCCGGGCCATCGGCTTCGTGGTGGATGCGCGGCAGTGCAAGGATTTCGCCCTGGCGGTGGATGCGGACAATCCGCGCCTCATGGTGATGACCTTCGACGCCGCGATGAACCTGCTGACCGATGCGGGCGGTCCGCTCGTGCTCGCCTCCGGCCAGTCCATCGCGTGGAACCCCACCGCGCGATGGTGGCAGGGCTCGGCGGACATGCTCGATTCCACGCTGACGCGGCTGCAGGCCGTCCGGCTTTCCCCGAGCGTCGCCTACGCCATCATCGGCCTCGCGCGGCTCTCCGCCGACTACGAGGTGCGCGCCATGCGGCTCTGCTGCGATCCGCGCCACGCGCCCGCGCTGCTCTACGGCCTGCCGGATCTGCGCCACGGCGCGCGCGAGCTGGTCGCCGAGCAGGCCTGGGATCCGCCCTCGATCGCCGCCGGCGCCAGCGCGCAGACCAACGTGCCGGTCAGCGGCGCGCGGCCGGGCGATTTCGTGCAGGCGGCCTTCTCGCTCTCGACCTCGGGCGTCGTCTTCCTCGCCCAGATCGGCGCGCAGGATGTGGTGACGGTGACGGCGTGGAACCGCTCCGGCGCCGCGGTGGACCTCAACGCCGGCACGGTGCGCGTGCGCGTGGTGAAGGCATGAGGAAGCCCCGCAAGCCCGCCGCCGTCCCGCTGCCGATGACGCCCGAGGAGCGGGAGCAGGCCCGCAAGGCGCTGAGGCAGGCCTTTCACGGCTTCCTCACCGACACCGCCGAGGAGGATCCGAAGCGCTTCACCGCGCGCCTGGCCGCCGCGCGCGAGGCGCTCGACCAGCTCAACCAGCTGCGCGATCCCGACGACGCCGAGGAGCCGACCGAGGAACAGCTGCTCGCCGAGGCCCGCGCCGCGATCGCGGATGAGAACAAAACATGATCAAACGGGATGCGTCGCAACCCGCCGACCTCGTCGAATTCGCCTGGATCTGGAACCGCCGCGCCCGCCAGGGCACGCCCGCGCTGCACCGCCGCGTGCTGCGCTGGCTCGAGACATCCCTCGCCACGGATCGCCGCCTGCTGCTGATGGCCTTCCGCGGCGCCGGCAAATCCACCCTGGTCGGCCTGTTCTGCGCCTGGCGGCTGTACCGGGAGCCGGATACGCGCATCCTGGTGCTGGCCGCCGACCACGCGCTGGCGACGCGCATGGTGGCCACGGTGCGCCGCATTCTCGCACGCCATCCGCTCTGCGGCGCGCTGCTGCCGGAATCCGGCCAGGGCGAATGGGCGGCGGACCGCTTCACCGTGGCGCGGGAGGCGGTGCTGCGCGATGCGTCCATGCTGGCCGCCGGCATCACCGGCAACATCACCGGCGCGCGGGCCGAGCTCATCATCTGCGACGATGTCGAGGTCGCCGGCAATTGCGACACGCCAGCCAAGCGCGCCGAGCTGCGCGAGCGCCTGACGGAGGCGGAGTTCGTGCTGACGCCGGGCGGCGCGATGCTGTTCGTCGGCACGCCGCACACCGCCGAAAGCCTCTACGCGGAAGGCGAGGCGCTGCTCGATGGCTATCGGCGCCTCGTGATCCCGCTGCTGGATGCGGAAGGCAACAGCGCCTGGCCGGAACGCTTCCCCGCGCCGGCGATCGCCAGGCTGCGCGATCGTGTCGGCCCGCTCGCCTTCCGCCGCCAGATGCTGCTGGAGCCGGTCGCCGAGGACGCCGCGCGGCTCGATCCCGCGCTGATCGCCCGCTACGCGGAGGAGCCCGACTACCGCGAGGCGCAGGGCCGCGCGGTGCTCACGCTGATGGGCCAGAGGCTGGTCTCCGGCGGCGCCTGGTGGGACCCGGCCTTCGGGCGGCCCGGTGCCGGCGATTCCAGCGTCGTCGCCGCGACCTTCTGCGACGCGGCGGGCCGCCACTACCTCCACCGCATCGCCTATGTCACGCATGACCCGGGCGCGGCGGAGGACCCGGCGAGCCAGCAATGCCGCCAGGTCGCCGCGCTGGTGGGCGCGCTGCACCTGCCGGTGATCCGCGTCGAGACCAACGGCATCGGCGGCTTCCTGCCCGGCCTGCTGCGCCAGGCCTTCGCCCGCGCGGGCGTGGCCTGCGCGATCGTCGCGGTGAGCAGCCGCGTCGCCAAGGCGCAGCGCATCCTGGGCGCGCTGGACCCGCTGCTCGCCGCGCGCCGCCTCTCCGCGCATGAGAGCGTGTTCCGCACGCGCTTCCCGCAGGAGATGGCGGCCTGGCGGCCCGATGGCGCGGGCCAGCGCGACGATGCGCTGGATGCGCTGGCCGGCTGCATCGCCGCCGAGCCCGTGCGCCTGCCCAGCCTGCCCCCCCGCGCCGCGCTGCCGGGTTGGAGAGGCGGATGAGTCCCTCCCCTGCGCAGCGGGGGAGGGTCAGGGTGCGGGCATCACCAAGGCCGCCCTCACGCGCTTCGCTTCAAGATCTCGCTGCCGTGGCGATCCACGCCCGCCTCGGTGATCTCGAACCGCCCGTCACCGCGCTGCCGCGCGAATCCCATGCCCGAAAGCCGTTCCAGGCAGGGCCCGTCCTTCAGCCCGGGCGGGCGGCCATGCGGCCCCACCAGCGTCAGCCGGTGCAGCGCCGAACGGCAGCAGGTCTCGAGATAGGGCTCGTTCCACACGCGCCGAAACTGCCCCCCTGGCGCGCCGGCCGCAAGCCGCGCGCGATGGACAAGGAGTGACAACCGCATGCTGCCCGAAATCCCGCCCCAGCTCGTGGCGGCGCTGGCCGACGCGCCGCTCGCGCTCGTGCTCGTCTGGATGCTGGTGAACCTGCGCCGCGAGATCGCGACGCGCGCCGACCCGCCCGCCGCCCCGCCGCCGCCCGCGCAGGACACCGCGCGGGAGGAGCTCGCCGCCTTCAAGCTGGAGGTCGCGCGCACCTATGTCCCGCTGTCGCTGATCCGCGACCTGGACGCGCGGCTGACGCAGCAGCTCGCCCGCTTCGAGGAGAAGCTGGACGAGGTGAGCCGCGCCGCCACCGCCGCCGCCGCGATCACCGCCCATGCGCCGGGCCGCAGCATCGGCTTCGCCATCCGCGCCGAGGAGAAGCAGCGATGA